AACCCGCAGACCTCGCCCGTCTTCGTCAGATGTTTGCTGCGAAACAGAAGGAGATCGCACAATGATGACCTACCAGATCGAGAAGAACGTCCCCTTGGAGGGCATTCAGCCGTATTCAAAATATCCGTTCCAGCATATGGAGGTCGGTGACTCGTTCGTTGCTCCTATTGAGAAGCGCCCGGGTATCGCCGGAATGATTACGCGAATCCACAAAGACAAGAAGATGAAGTTCGTGACGCGCATGTCGAATGACCGCAAGAGCATTCGCGTCTGGAGGCTTGCCTGATGGTGGCGAAGGTTACGCTCATCGGCAATCTCGGGCGCAAGCCTGAGATCAAGGAGACCAATGGGAAGCGGTTCGCCCGCTTCTCGGTTGCCGTGAACCGCTACGTCAACAAAGAGAAGGCGACGATGTGGGTAGACTGTGTGTGCTGGGACGAGAAGAAGGTCGAGGTTCTCGACTCCTTCGCGGACAAGGGCACGAAGGTCTACGTCGAAGGCGCGCTCGAGAAGCGGACCTACACGAAGGACGGTGTCGAGAAGCTGGCTGTCGAGGTCAGCATCGGCCGCTTCTCGGGTGAGCTTCAGTTGCTGACGCGAGCAGAGGATGGCGGTTCTGGTGGTTCGCCATCGACAGCAGCTGTCCTCGATGACGACATGCCGTTCTGAAAACGTGCCGGGGTGATGAGCCCCGGCACTTCACTTTGGAGAGAGAGATGAAGGACGCATATCAGGAGATCACCGACCGCCTCTTGGAGATGGTCGATGGAGCGGGCAACTGGGCTCCGCCGTGGCGAGAGCTCGGCCTTGACCGTCCCAGCAATGCCATCACGAAGAAGCGCTACACGGGCGTGAACGTCTTCATGTGCTGGGCCGCCGCGCATCGTGCGGGCTACAGCTCGAACCGCTGGGCAACCTTCAATCAGTGGCAAGCCGCCGACTGCAAAGTGCGCAAGGGTGCAAAGGGCACGCCGATCATCTTCTTCAAACAGTATGAGCGTGAGGGTGAGAGCGGCGATCCAACCAAGAGCATCGTCAGCCGTGTCTCTTATGTCTTCAATGCCGAGCAAGTTGAAGGTGCCAAGGCGATGGAGCCGGAGCCCACACAAGGCGCAAGCGCAATCGCCCGTCGTGATGACATCGACAACGCGATCAAGCGCCTCAATGCCACTATCGACATCGGTGGCGACCGTGCATGCTACGTCCCCTCTATTGACACGATTCGGATGCCCAAGCCCGAGCAGTTCGTGACCATGGAGAACTATTACTCCGTGCTGTTCCACGAACTTGTCCATTGGACTGGAGCGAAGAAACGGTTGGATCGTAATCTTTCGACCTCGTTTGGCTCGGATGCCTATGCGGTCGAGGAGATGATCGCCGAGATGGGCGCTGCCTTCCTGTCTGCTGACTTCGGTATTACGAATTACGTGCGTGACGACCACGCCAGGTATCTGAAGTCGTGGCTCGAGGCGGCAAAGAAAGACAAGCGAGCCCTCGTTCGAGCGGCGTCCCAAGCCTCCAAGGCTGCGGACTTCATTCTCAACTTCAATGAGGAAGAAGAACTAAGAGAAGTAGCATGAGCACCATGAGCCTGAAGCAGAAACTTCACGAGGAGCGCAAAGCCCGCCTTGCCCGTTTCAACGCGGCAGCAGAGCAAAAGCGACGGGCCGATGATGAAAAGAACCATTTGACTTGGGCTCAGCAACTTGTCGAACAACGGTTGCAGCAGGAGCGAATGAAGGAACAGGCGCGTCGCGACCAGTGGCGCATGCTTGAAAAAATGTTCGATGACTACGTCACGATCACCAAGGGCAAGATGCAATACAGCAAGATCGTCACCCAGATGATCGCCGAGATCACTGAGGAGACGGGCTATTCGCTCGCCGAGATTCGCTCTCCGCGGCGGCAGCCCGAGCTCGTTCGGATTCGGCAAGAACTTTACTGGCGCATCTACAAGCACACGGATTGGTCTCTGCCGAGGATCGGAGAGATTCTGAACCGCGATCACACCACCATCCTGTACGGAATTCGGCAGGTCGAGAAGAGGAAGAAGGCAAGTGAACAGAAGTCAGATTCTGGAGTCAGCGAGAAAGATCGTCGTGGAACGGGAATGCACGTACGGCGGAGCGCCGAAGACACTCGCGGCAATGGCCGAGATGTTCTCCCTGTATTTGGATCACCCTGTTGAACCGCACGACGTGGCACTCATCGAGATTCTTCAGAAGGTCGTCAGACTGAAGCAGACCCGTGGGCTACATATGGATAGCTGGATCGACATAGCGGGCTATGCAGCCATCGGAGCGGAGACAGCCAGTGAATCACACGAAGTCAGACAAAGCCTCGAGCTCGTCAAGGAACGTGTATGCGCGGAGCTTGGAGTCGAACCTCTACCGGAAGCGCGTGGTGCCAAACAAAAAGCGGGCTGAGAAGAACAAGCCGCCAAAGGAGGAGAAGCAATGAGCGGTCGTTGCGACGAACAGGACGATCTTACGCTCGTCTATTTGTGGGCACGGAAAGAAGTAGCAGACGAAATCGAACGGCTGCGCGAGGCGCTGCATGAAATCATGGCCGTGCCGAACAGCGAAGCCGCGCCGGGGATCATGAGGGTGATCGCCAAGCACGCACTCGGGGAGGATAAGTGATGTCGCTTGGTGAACTCGCCTACCTGACCTTCGTCGTCCCGGTGTTCATGCCTCTCCTGATGGCGGGTCTGATGCTCTGCTTCATCGCGGCTTCGATCTTGTCGGGAGGGAAGCTGTGACAGACATCGTTGAACGGCTGCGCGATAGGAATGTCTGTTCGCACGCGCACAACTCTTGCCGGAACGATTGGCGAATGGAAGTAGCCGCTACCGAAATCGAACGGCTGCGCGAGGCGCTGCGCTATTACGCTAAGAACCACTATCCGAATGTTGACGATGGACCGTGGGGTCCGAACAGCAACGACTTCGGTGATGTTGCCCGCGCTGCACTCGGGGAGGACGAATGATGGATAATCTTGTGGAACGTGTCCGCGCTTTGCTCGGCGATACCAATGAAGAGCAAGACACAATCAACGAAGCCGCACGAGAAATCGAGCGACTGCGTCGGATCATCTACAACCTGCTCGACGATGGAGACGAGGCGGATCGCGCTGAAGCCCGCGCCGCACTCGGGGAGGACAAGTGATGACTGACATTGTGGAACGGCTGCGTTTGGATGCGGAGCCCACTGAAGGCGACATGGAAGAAGCCGCCACCGAAATCGAGCGGCTGCGCGAGGCGCTGAAGTTCATCGTGGCATATTCCGATTGCCACCAGTCTGCTCGCGACGCGGCGCGTCGAGCACTCGCGAAGATGAAACCTTTTGAAGATCGGTGGGATAACGAGTGATGGACTGGATTACCTACTACATGGGCTTTGCCGAACACGCGGCGAAGAAGTCCAAGGATAGTACCAAAGTTGGTGCAGTGCTGGTCGGACCGGATGGCGAAGTCAGGCTGACCGCCTACAACGGACCGCCGCGTGGCGTCGATGATCTGCCGGAACGCTTTGAGCGCCCGCAGAAGTATCTGTTTGCCAGCCATGCCGAAGCGAACTTGATCGCCTTCGCTGCACGATCCGGCATCCAGACGGACGGCTGTTCGGTGTACGTGACTCACGCACCCTGTGCTGCCTGTGCCCGCACGCTGATCCAAGCCGGGATCGGACACATCGTCCATGGCGATGGGACTACGTCAATGGCGCAGGAAGAGTTCACGGCAGCAGAGACGATGCTGGACGAGGCTGGCGTCTGGGTGAGCAAGGCACATGACCCATCCTGAAGACAGGCTGACCATCCTGCTGCTGTCATTGCTGTATATGGCAGCCTTCGGTGCCTTGCTCTACGTCCTTTAGTAGACGGGCTTGCCACGAAAGACGGGGCGACCGCGCACCATCTCGCAGAACTCGGGCGGCATCAGCTTGCCGTCCTCATCAAAAGTAAGCACAACAAAACCTTCGTGTGCGCGCGATGGTGCCCCTTCGTGATACTCGAATGCCCGCGAGCGAGGGTCGCCAAGCATTCCTGCCTCCACCCCCCAGTGAGATCCATTCCGATTGCGGACAGCGGTGATCTGAAGCTGGTGGGTGTGCCCTGTGATGACGGATATGCCGGCATGCAAGGCGTTGTTCCAGCCAGCGTGAATGCCACCCCTAAAGCGATGACGGACTTCCACGTCGCAGAGGGTCGCGCCATAGCAGAACTCCCATTGCGGGAAGCGGTCCTCAAGCCTGCCGACATACACGTCCAACTCCGACGCCGCGTTCGCCAGATAGGAATTGACCCGCTGGTCATGGTTGCCGACAGGCCACAGTTGAAGCTCTGCGTGCGGCAGCATCCGCAGGGCATCGTGCAGAGCATCAATCTCTTCATCGATCTTGGGCGCATGAGACCCGAGCAGCGCACCGTGGCGGCTGACACGCGCGCCGTCCAGCATGTCCCCGTTCAGCACGATGGCTGACGGTCGAAGCTGGTGGGCTACCGAGCAGAAGGCTTTCCACATCAGCGGCACTTCGCCCGGCCAGATGTGCAGATCGCCACCGACCAGAACGCAGCAGTCGGCAATCTCGTGAGAGACCATCTGCGGGATCGTCCAGCCGACCGGAGCCTTCTGAACGTGGTGGATGTTGGTGTCGAACAGTTCGGGGAATTTCCGGCGAGCCGTCGCCATCTGATCCTTGACGGTCGATACGCTCAAGCCAAGAGATCGGGCCAGCGCCGCAGCGTTGCTCCCCATCTGATTGTATTGGCGAATACGCTCGCGCAGCATCTCGTCAGACAGAGGAGGAAGAGGCATCGTTACAGCCCTATCATCGCCTTCGCGGCATCCTCGACATTATTCACACGTCGAGTCCATCCACGCCCGAAGGCATCCCAGTGAGGCAGACCCTTCAGGAATGCCATACGAGCATTGCACAGGTCTTCAATCAGATCAGCCGCGTCGGCAGCCTTAACTGCGCCTATGGTAAACGGACCGATGGCACCATCGTCGTGCACACCCACGACCTGTTGCAGCGTGCGAGCGGCACGACGCACACCGCTGTTCACGGCGAAGTCGAACACGGCATAGTCCACACCACGCGGCAGATCGTCAGCGCGGACCTTGTCCCAGTAGTAGGCTTTGTAGAGCGGGCGAACCTGATCGACCGTCAGCGCCCGCATCTCAGGCTCATCGACCATGCGCCCGACCCACTGCTCGTAGGTCGCTTGGGTCACGCCAAGATTGGTACGCCCACCGGGATCACGCCCGTGATGCACATACCCGCCCTCGTGCTTCAGAAGCAGCGCCAGAGACTGATCGAAGTTATCGCGCACGCGCTACGCCCTTGACCTTCTCGAAGGTGCGGAACCCCGCGATGCCCAACATTCCGAAAGTGAGTGACATTAGTGCGTCAGCATCGAACGTGGGCTGGGGAATAACCACACCGAACATGCCACCGAGCCATACGACGACCGGGCTGACCACGTACATGAAGGCAAAGGCCAGCGCACAGGACCAGCCAATGGCAGGACGCCAGCCCGCCACGAAGACGGACGCATTGCCAGCCTCGACCTTATTGATCTCGACCTGCCCGCGCATCTCTTCGATGGAAGCAGCCAGCAAGGTGGCCTCCGCTTCCAGCCGCGCCTTCTCACGCGCAGCCGGATCGGGAATGCGGTCAACCAGCTTATCGATGATCGGCCCGATGATGGGCAGAAGAGTCTGGATCACTTGGATTTATCCCTGCCGAGCCAGCCTTGCACCGTCTCGGTTTCCCAGATGCGGATGCCCGTCCAGAGGATCGTAAAGATCGCCGCGATGTGCGGGAGCATTCCGGCAAGGCTGCCGACAGCAGTCCCGACAGAAACAGCATCGAGGACGTTTTTGGTCGATTCGGAAACGTTGATGCTGTCCGACATGGCGTGTCCTATCAGATGCCCAGAGCGGCCTTGATCTCGTCGGGCGTAGACGCCGCATTGATCTCGGTTTGGATAGCCGCGTATTTCTCGCGGATAGCTTGACGCGCCGCTTCGGCATCCGCTTCAGCCGTGCCGGGGATGCGCTTGGCGATCACCTCGTCATGCGGAGCGAACTCTTCCGCCCGCTTGGCCCGGCGCATGTCGTGCGCAACGGCCTTGGCCTTGTCGATGTTGATGCGGATCATTCCACGTACTCCCAAGCGGCGCGGAAGGTGCGGTCAGACGGAACGTCGGCAGCATCCACGATCTTGTAGGGCTTGCCCGCCGGAACGTCCTTCGCGGCCACGGCTTCAATGCCATGCTCTGCGACGTATTCGGGAGCGGGGACGATGATCGCCACTCCGCCGTCGTCGCTGGGGTAGATGATGCGCTGATCGGTCATGGTTGGCTCCTGTCAGCGGAAGATGCCGACGAAGATGTTCGGGTTGTCGATTGCGCCAGACGTGTTCGTAACTAGGTTGTAGAGCCGAACCGCCGTCGTGGATTGCACAGAGTTGTCCAAGTTGCGACCAACACAGTTCATGTTGTTCGCGGCAGCACTCTGGCCCGAAGTACCAAGCACGGCATAGTTCGCGTCGGGCATGGCGTTGGTGAAGTTCACGCTATAGTCGCCCGTCGCGTGGTCAGTGATGCTCGACACGTTACCGCTCGCACGGATCGCTACCGTCCCGGTGCCATTGAAGTTGACCCAAGCCCGGCAACCATAGGCAATTGCAACGGAGCCATAGCCGCTATTGAAGAGAAAGTTGCTGCTCGCATCAAACTCGCCGACTTGAACGCCACCTTCGGTAAAGCCGATCCGGTCAGCGCCGGGAGAATAGATGCCTGTGTTCAAATCGCCCGTGAACGTCACGGCCGGAAGAGATGCAGTGCCAGCCGTGTAAACGACTTGCGAATCGCTATTGATCCGCACCACTTCAGCCCCGCCCTCAGCAAAGGCAATGGTATCTGCAGCCGGGAAGAAGATACCCGTGTTGGTATCTCCGGTCGTGGTGATCGACGGAGTAGAAGCAGACCCGGCACCCAAGATGATCGGAGCCGTCAGCGTTGCGCCGCCATCCTTCAACAGCACGCTGTCGATGGTGACGCCAGCAGCCGCAGTCTTTTCGTTGATGGTGTCGGTCGTGACCGCGCTGTCCTTAAGAAGGACGCCATCAATCGTAACGCCAGCCGCAGCGGTCTTCTCGCTGATCGTGTCGGTCGAGACTTCCGTAGTCTGAAGGATGCCGCCGTCAGACAGCGTAGCCGTGGAGTTCTGGATCGCCTTGCCGCTCGTCAGATCGAAGCGGACGATGGCGTTATCGGTCGAAGACGCGGGACCAGTGACATCGCCGCCACCAGCCGGGGAACTCCACGCAAGCACACCGCTGCCGTTCGTGGACAGGAACTGACCGCTGGTGCCGTCAGCCGCGGGAAGCGTCCAAGAGATGTCCGCGCTGATCGACGTGGGAGCCTTCAGCCCGACATAGTTCGTGCCGTTGTCGGTGTCTTCCGCAAGCCGGATCTCGCCCGTTGCAGACGCCGTGCCGGGGACCGTCAGAGGCGTGGTGTACGTGAACGTAACACCGCTGATCGATCCGCCCGTGATCGAAACGTTGCTCGCGTCCTGCGTGGCAATCGTGCCGAGGCCGAGAGACGTGCGAGCAGTCGCGCCGGATTCGGTGACAAAGTTCGTGCCGTTGCCGACGATGAAGTTGTTATCGGTCGGCGTCAAACCCGCGATGTCAGCAAGCTGGGGATCGTAAGCCTGAACGTCAGTGCCGATCACGAGGCCGAGATTGGAACGGGCTGCCGAGGCAGACGAAGCGCCCGTGCCGCCGTCAGCAATCGCCAGATCGGTGATGCCCGTAATCGTGCCGCTGCTGATCGTAACGCTCGTGAGTGTCTTGCTCGCCATCGTAGAGGGCAGCCGAGCGTCAGCCACGGTCCCGCTGGTCAGGTTCGACGCATCGTCAGCCCCGATGTCGGAGCGAACGGAAGCAGGAGCGCGAAGTTCGTAAGCCGTGCCGCCAGAATTCACACGAATGTAGTTGGTGGCGGTAAGGGCTTCAGGAAACGCAGTAGTCGTGGTGCTGGGCTGACCATTAGCATCGAACGAAAGAATGCGACCCGCACGGCTAGTCTTCGAAGGCAGCGCATTCAGCGTGTTGGGCGTGTCGAACTGATCGATACGCAGCGACCTGGTATCAAGCGTTTCCTGCTGCTGGACCATCGCAGTGAGGCGATCAAGGTCAGTGTTCAGTGCATCGACATTGAACGGACCAGAGGTCGGAAAGTCGGTCGTGCGGGAGACGGGGACATCACGCACAATCGTAACGATTTCACCGGCACTGGCACCCGTTACAAGGGTAATCGAGCCACCGCCCGTGACGCCAGCGCCCGTAACCGTGTAGTGAGTCGTCAACGTTTGAAGGGTAGAGCCGCGATAGACCTTGAGGTCCGCGTTCGCAAAGAACTCGAACGGGACGGTAAAGACCGTCTGAGACGCAGTAGCCGTGTACTGAGCACGGGCGCTAGTGTCGTTAATCAAGATCGGCATAGCCATCCTCCGCAGCTTGTCGTGGCTGGATCACGACATGCCATCAATGCACTAGTAGAGCGTCTCCGTCAGACCCCTCTCCGCTTCCGTGAAGAGAGACTTCCAGTAGAAGGCGTCATTGAGAGGAATCATGCGCCGCAAGATGCGAGCCTGTTCCGGTTCAGTCGTCGAGTCGTCCACGAAGAGTTTGTACATATCAACGATCTTGCCGCCGCCGGGACCGACCAGCGGGCCGAGGCTGCTGTACTCGTCGTACATACGGTAGCCGTAAGCAGGAGGCAGACCGAGCATGGGGCGCAGTCCGTACTCTCCGCTCGAAGCGTTCTCGATCATGTTCGGCACGTCGCCGATGATGCCGAGAATGCCCGAGAGGTTGACCGCTCGAAGAATCTTTTCTTCATCAGGCATACGCTCCCATGCGGCGTCGGAAGACTTCAGGCGCGAGACCATGTAGCCCATGCCGACCATTGCAGCCACGCCCGCAAAGGCATTGGCTTCACGACCCTGCAAGGCAGACAGAAGGTTCTTGTTCAGCGCGGCAAAGCCGAAGTTCATGTACTGGAACGGCAGTCGTAGGAGAGCGACTTCGCGCAGACTGTCACCCTTGCCGATAAAGCCCTGCGAGATGTTCGGCTTGTTCGCAGGTCCAGCCGTTACGATGGTCCGACGAGTCTCGCCCGCAACCGCTCCAACAAACTGACGAACAAGATCAGGGTCATCCCACGCACTCGTGTTGGCCACGCGAAGCTTCGTCAGCTTCTCGATGGGCTGGTCGGCCATGCGCTTTGCGTCATCGACCGAGATGCCATGCGTCGCCAGCTTTTCGACCGTCTTCTTGGACGCTTTGCCAGCAGCAACCTTGATGATGTCTTCCAGCATGAAGTGAGCCGACATCGCGCCCGAGTAGGTCTTCATCATGTCGGTGACGGGACCGAGAAGGTTGGCGATGTAGTACGGCCCCTGCGAGAAGCTGATGAGCGGCTGGGTCGCTTTGTCGAAAGCGCGACCAATCTTGGTAATGCCAGGCGCAGTCAGTCCACCCTGCTCCGTGAAGCGATGGGCGTGCATGTTCAGCGTGACTTCGAGACCCTCGCCCGTGAGCACACGGGTTTCTTCCGAAAGATTTTTATATATTTCAGGATCAGCAAGGCGGCCGAGAACGAAGTTGAGGTTGCGCTGAATGCCGTGCACCATGATCGGCTTCGCAACTTCAGTCAGCGCAGTGATAGCCGAGCCACCCATTTGGGTAATAGCCGCCCAACCCGTCAGAGCCTGTACGGCCTTACGAGAGAGAGAGGCGGGATTCGCAGCGTAGGCGTCCCCGGTCGCAAGGTCGCGCAGAGTCGTGATCTCGTCTCGTATCTCTTTTACCGTCTTGCTCAGGCGACCGTAGTCACCGTCGAGCTCGTCGATGGCCTGAAGAAGCGTGTCGTCAATCGCGTCCTGCATATCCCGCGAACCGAACTTGCGGGTCAGCTCGATCCCGTACCCTGCGCGATTCGCGTAGGAGCGAAGCAGCTTGCTCACGTCGGTCTCGAGGAAGTCAGCGACGAGCTCATTCGGAATGTCGAGACTACGCTCCATGCGGAACTGGGCAAAGCTGCCCTTGCCGACCTGAAGCTCTCCGGTCTGCGCTTCTCCAAGAATGGTCTTCATCGTGCTGTCTACACGCTTGGCGACATTCTCATCCGTTACCGAAAGGCCGGGGAGCGGATTCTCGGTGTAGTACTTCGTCAGGATCGAACGCAGCACCTTCGGACCAGACTCATCAGCGGCAATCTTCTCGTAGTCATACTGACGAGGAAGATAGAAGGGATCGTTCGCGGGACCACGATAGCCAGGAATGTTTTCGTTCGCGGCTCCACCAAAGCGGGGACGCTCAAATCCGCCAACTCCACGCAGCGCAGCGGTGGTTTGGGTAACGCCTACGTTCTGATCATTAGCAGGATCAGGCATATTCAAAGGGCGGCTTTGACCAATGCGAGCAGTGCGCCGAGTAGCTTCATAAGCCTCAGCATCAAAACGCGCACGCATTTTTTCGGGATCAAAGACAGCATAGATGATGTCTTTTCCACCGCCATCATATGTGTTGAGCATGACTACGCCATCATGCCCCCCTTCCTTAGCTTTTTTAATTAAGCTTAAATAACTAATATCACGATATCTTTCGCCCTGATAGTCGTGGACAAGAGGATTGTCCATTCGGATTCGAAGCATATGAATGTTTGACTCGGGCAAAGGTATCTCATCAACTTCCACGCCCTCAATAGAGTTAATGTCAAACCTATTAACAGACTGACGAATATCGAGCACTGTATTCCGCAGCTCAATGAGCATCTGATCCCCTTCAGGATCAAACGTGCCATTGAGTACGTCAACTTCAAACTCAGGGATTAACATATTGTTATACATATACTTTTTAGAAAAAGCATCGGGAAGCGGGCCTTCCTCCGGATTCATGTACCTAAAAGAGATATACTGAGAAAGGTCTTCATATTTTTGAGCGTCAGCAGTCATACTCCAAAACGTTCTTTCTGCGTCCTGATTTTTAAAAAAAATGGGGAACTCAGAAGCAAGGTCTCTGGCATGTGCAGCAAATGCCAATGGAGACTTGCCAATGCTTTGCTGAAGCGTCTTCTTTATATCTTGATCAATGGTATTAAGATCAGGATTGTCAATATTGGAATAGAATTCAGCCGTCTTCGTGGAACGAGCAGAAAAAAATGCTTCTTTTGCAGATGCAGCATAGGTGGTTTGACCCAAAAACTCAGGGTCGAAACGATCAAAGATGTAAGTGGTCCCGTGGAAAGAATCAGCAACAAAAGGCTTGCCAGTCTTGTAAAGAAGCGCAGCCTCTTCCAGACTCCTATTGTCGGCAAAAGCGTCAATAACAATTCGTCCGTCATTCGCCGGATTGAATTGGGTGTCCGTATTTACGAAGCGTTGAAGAATCTGATTCGCAGCAGGGGGTTGACCAATGCCGGCCTCTTCAGCGCGGCGCGGCATAATCCCATCATTCGCAGGGATCATGTCGACGCGGGTGCGCGGCATAGGTGCGGCACCTAAGGTCTGCCGCTGCTCAGACATTCTAGCCAACGAATAGCGTTTGGCATTGCTCTGCGCGTTTGCAAATGACTGCACAAGAAGCCCGAGCTTCACGCGCTCTTTGTCGGTTAGAAGGTCTTTGGCCTGAAGTTTCTCGATTTCACCCCGAAAGCGAGCAGCCCTCTCAGAGTACTTGGCAAACGCCCCAGCAGCGAATCGCTGGTTGAAGAGGAAGCCCGTCTTCACGCCCTCATCACGAGCCTTGTCGAAGAACTCACGGACCACCGAGGCAGCCCTGCCGACGAAGGGATCATCGGCCTTCACGCCATCCTGCTTATGGGCGCGGAAGATCGCATCCATGAAGTCGTTGTAGGTCATCTTGCCATCGGACGGACGCATGCCGAACGCCTGACCGACACGCTGCATCGTGACCGGGATGTTGACGTTGGCAATCGTCGTCGGAGCAGCACCACCGCCCAGGTATTCGTTATAGATCGCGTCGAGCTTTTTGAGCGTGTCTGCGGCCATGCCACGCCACATGCCAGACTCAAGCCAAGCAGACCGCTGCGTCGGAAGGGGAGCGGTACCGTCAGGTCCGACCTTGTTCCGATTGAACATCAGATCGAACTCTCCGACCATGCCGTTGGCGAGGTCTTCGAGTGCGCGAATGTTGTACGAGATGAGACGGCGATAGCCCGTAACGCGGTTCGTTATACGCTCCAGACCGAACGCAGGGGCAACCCCGGTAGGCACGTTCGTCGGCTCGGCAACGAATGCACCCGGCTCGACAGGCACGTCACGGGTCGGAACAGGCGCACCATCCATCGCACGCTGGAAGGTATCGTACTCCTTCGCAACGCGAGCGAGTCCGGTATTGCCGCCAATGACTCCAATGCCGCCACCGATCAGACCACCAAGAACCACGCCAGTGGCCACATTGGTCAGCAGTTCTTCCCTAGTTGCGGTCGGGTCAACCTGAGAGCGAAGACCTTCTTCCGCGAGCACCACAGGCGCAAAGGCACCAGCACCACGGACGGCACCGCGAGCAAAGCCTACGCCCGTGCGAACGGCACCGAAAGGCAGGTAGTTGATCGGGTTCGCGAACTCGGCAATCAGCTCTTCAGCGATTCCCGAATCTTCCTCAAGCCGCTTCTTGGTTTCGCCAATCGTATCGATCCGACGCTTGATCGAATCGGCATGAGCGCGTGAGCGAGCCTCACGCAGATAGGACGCATAGAACTCGTAGCCCTTGATATTCTCGGCAGCGAGAGGATCATAGTCAGGCTCGGGCGGATAGTTCGAGTCCATGACCTCTTTGGTCAGCAGCCAGAAAGGCTGGACCGAGATGCTATCATAAATGTTATCGACGAAGCTGTTCGGCAGCCGATTGTCCATGACGCGAGGCATGAGGGGCGTGAACGCACCCTCGGTCGGGTCGAGACCCTCCGCTCGCATCGCATTGGCTTCCGAGAGCAGGACTTCATCGAATGACGGCATCAGCCCACATCCTCATTGAACTGCGCGAAAGTTGTACCCTCGACCCCCGGCAGATTGCGGGCTTCCTGCAACTTCACCGGGCGACGAATCCCCAGCACTTCGCTGGCCGGGAACAGTTGCTCAGTTACAGCATTGCTCTGGTTGCCGCCAAGGACACGAACGTACCGCTGGCCACCGCGTTCTTCATAGCCCATGAAGAATCCGACATGGCCGCTGACTTCGCTTCTACCACGACGCAGCACCACGATGTCGCCATTGGACGGCGTCTCGGGCGTTTCGCCATAGGCAAGGAAGGAGCGAGCAAACTTCGAGTTGGTGCCGAGGTATCCGGTCTCACGCAGAATGGCGTTGGCGAAGGTTGCACACCACGGCGTATTCACAGGATCAACAGCCTCACCGATGGTCTTCTGGAAGAAGGCCGTCAGCGTGGCCCTGCCATTCTGTTCGTTAACGCCAAGGAACTGCATTGCACGATTAATCGTCGTGGGAGCAGGACCACTCTCACCACCGAACGAAGCCGCCTGAACCATGCCGGCCGCTTCGCTTCGACGCTGCGGACCCTTCGGGATCGAGCGCAGTTCAATCGTATCCTCGTTGCGCTGCAACATCTTCCGAATCATCGGAGGAGGCATGACATGCTCGGCACGAGGAACGATATAGAGCGGAGGCTTACCGGGAGCAGCAGGAGCGGCAACAGGAGCTTGCCCGCTGATCTCGAGACCCTCCGTCGCCACAAAGCCTTCCATGGAAGAGGCGGGCGTCTGAGGGGCAGGAGCAGCCCTCTGCGGAGGCTGAGTGCCCATGGCCTCGGCTGCTTGACCAGGCACAAAGGAATCGCCCATGGCGCTTGGGGGTGCGCCGGCAAGCTCTCCAATGTTCAGCTGTGAGAGAGACTCGCGACGAGTCCTTTCCATTTCGACAACCGAGGCGCGAGCATATTCGTCCTGCGCCTTGATGTAGTTGCCAATGAACATCGTGACGATGGTGTTGTCACGGGTCTTGATGGGTACTTGGACTCCACCCTTCTCATAGTACCAAAGCTGATACGCAGGATTCGCAATGCTGGTGCCGACAGGCTTCAGCCACACGTTCTTGCCGACTTCGAGACCATCGAGCTTAAAGCCCATCTGATTCGGATCGGCCATCTCCTTGATCGCCGTACCGACGAGGGGCTTCAGGTAGTCATAGCTCGACGTACCATCAGCAGACGGAAGCGCAGGAGGATTTGTTGCCCTCTCAGTGAAACCGCCCTTGCCCTTGACGCCATAAGTCAGAGTGTAGGGGTTCGCTTCAAAGTTCGTCTTGAAGTGGCGGCCTGCACGATCAAGCGCCTCATCGAGCGGCATGTCGCTCGCGACAAAAGCGGCAGCCGTCGAAAGGATATAACGACGAGAGTCATCGCTCATCGTCGTCAGATCGATATCGGTCGTGCTCTTGAACTTGTCGTAGAGGTTCGTGACCGTGGCCTGATTACCCTGACGCAGACGAAACTGCTTCATCAGGATATCGTTTGCACTCTCTTCCGAGATGCGCGTCATCCCACGCTCGACATTCTTACGAGCGGCCTCCGCAGCAGCAACAGGGTCCATGCCCTCATTGTTGCCACGCAGGGTGGTGTACCACCACATGAAGGCATCGTCCTTCGCATCCAGCGCCATGCTCTGCGTGTTGGCACGCGAGCCGTCGCGAAGGATCGTGCTGCCCATCGCGCTCCAGAGCGGACGAAGGCGCTCAAGCTGCTCAGGCGTCTTCATGGTGATGTTGGAGAAAACCTGATTGTAGAACTTATCAGGCACCGCGCCATAGCGGCTGACGATGACCTGATAGCCTTCAGGCGTGAACGGATTCACATTGTTGGTCTGAGCCCACGTCTCTACGGCGTAACGCTGTTGCTCCGCTGTCGTGTTGGCCGGGAAACCCGCAGCACCGGGGTTGCGGTCGTGGTAGTCGTTGATGCGCCGGGCATTTTCCGTCGCAGTATCGCGAACAAAGCTCTGAGACAGATCGGTACGGATCGTGTTGATTCGCGAGCCGAGCATCTGGCGAATGCGCGGATCAGAAATCTCACGAAGCACGTCATCGGCAGAGAAGGTCATGCCACCGATAGTGACCGACTTCTTGCCGCCAAGACCCTGCGAGATCATGTGGGCATCGGCCAGAGCTTCCGGCGTCAGAGAGCCTTCCTCGATAGCACGGTTGAAAGCAGAGATGAGGGTTCCGGCATACTGGTTCGAGCGCTGCGTAGCCTCAAGCTGCTGCACGCTCATGTTAGTGTCAGCGCCTAACTGGACGAGTCGACGCTGCGTGTTGAGCGCCTCAGTCTGAAGCCGACGAGCTTCAGCCTCCATCTCAGGATTGCCCGCAGAACGGGACCATGCATCCATCGCTTGCTCGTTGTACCGAACAAGCTGAACCTTCAAGTCCTGAACCGTAGCCTCACGCTCGCGAGACGCATTCAGATTCAGAATGCCGCGCTGACGCTCGTTCACTTCGCGAGTGAAGTTGGCTTCCAGATCAGGCGCAAACCGCTGATCGATGCCCTTCAGAACGCCGCGAGCATGAGCATTCATGAGCTCGAATGAGCGAACAGGATCGCTCTGATTCGCAGCAGCAATCTCGTTCAGCTTAGTCTGGAAGTCCTGAAAGACGTTGTTCTTATAGCGAGTGTCGACTGCCTCGGAATAAATCTTCGCGGCATAAGGACCAAACGTCTCGGGCGGAGGCGGCGCAACGTAGTTGCCGTTTACGTCCTTTACAGGAGCGGCGGCAATCGCTTCCTTTGCGGCCTTGTCGGCCTCCTGCTTCATCATGCCTTCGCCGACTTCACCCACGGCACTGCCAAAGCGCGAGACAAGCGCTCCAGTCGTAGGCTCGGGAAGCTCGGTACGGAACTCGCGGATCAGGCGACCGCTCGGCTGGACACCGATCTGTTCACGATCACGTTGAATAGCCACGGCCTACCTCACTTGGTCTTGTACTGCGTATAGCGATACGCATTCGAAGCAGCAGACGTCAGCGTACCGATCACGGCTCCGGTGCGAGCTTGCTGCCCGATCATCGACGCACGGTCACGAGCAAACTGAGCCTCGACACGATTCACGCCGATCTGATCGGTGATGCGCCCGGTAGCAACCGAACCTTGCAAGCGGATGTTCGTGATGTCCTTGCGAAGAGCCTGTTCGCCCGCAGCGCCAGCGCCCTGAAGGAACGAACGGCTTTCGCCTACGCCCGATCCAGCCGTGAAGGCTTCGTTAGCTGCGCGGATTTCGCGGGCACGATCACGACGCTGGCTTTCGGCTTCGAGTGCCTGAAGCTCGGTCAGCTTGCGATCTTCGGCGAGCTGCTCGTTCTGAACGCCAAGCTGATAGTTCCTGTAATCCGCTTCAGCTTCAGCCGCAGCAGATGCCTGGGATGCTTGGATAGCCTGACCAGCCGCGCTGATGAGGGTGCTGGCAACAAGAACGGAGACACACATTAGGCCGATACCTCCATCGCAAGACCAAGGACGCGCATCGGCAGAGGCTCCGTCTGCGTCACGGTAATGGTCGCATCACGATTGTAGCCGAGCAAGAAGAACTCCCGCTTACCGGTAACGGGGTTCGGGGCGTTCGAAAAGTCGTCTCGCACCTGACGGATGATGAGGCGATTGCCCGCAACGCTGACCGACAGAGTAGAGTTCAGGCCGAGGATCACTCGTGCAATGCGCTTCGGCCTTCCGGTGTAAACGCCATCGGCAAGCTGAAGATGCACGGGCAGCGTCTCGATCTCGGGGATGTAGTTATACCCGACACGGATGCTCGTGACCGCGTTATTCAGCACGATCTCTCCACCCGCCGAGGCGGTGAAGTCGCCAAGATAGTAGTTGCCGGAAACGACTGACACCGTCTTGTTCGCATAGATCGAGCCGATAGCCCAACCCGTAGTAGCCGGGCTTGCGGTGAACGTCTTCGACCCATCAAGAGTCGAGTCAAGGTCTTCTTCGGCAAAGCGTTCGAGGTGATAGCTGCTGTTGCGCTGCACCGAGACGTAGATGCGCTCGCCGATGGTCATCACCGAATCGAACTTGGCAGTCTCGGAGCCGGAACCCTTCGTCGTCCACAGCGTCCATCCGGCCAGCTTCTCGGCTCGGGCAGAATGGAAGACGGCCAGAGAGCCATCGTTGTTCACGACCAGCAGATACTGCTCGCCGCTCTTGGCAGTGCCGTAGGATACGGCCATGTCGTGCGGTGTAAGAATCAGGTGCTCGGCCAGCATCGACAGCGCGGGCGAGTTGTAAGCCTGTTCCGTATCCGTATACAGAAACTCGCGCACGACCTTCTGGCTCGCCTGAAGGTAGACCGTCGCGCCGTCGAAGGGCTGCGGGCTCAGGGCGCTGCACCCGTAAGGCGTCTGGCGAGAGATCGAAATGTTGCTCGGCGTAATCGTGTTGTTCGGAACACGCGGCACATAGAACTCGGACGTGGCCGTGAACACCTGAAGGTGGCGGTTCGAAACGAGATGCCTCACCGACGAGATGTCATCGGAGCCGACCGTGACTTGAATCGACTCGTTGTCGAGTCCTTCGCCCACATCGAAGTTGAAGAACTGATTGATCTTCGAGGCCCACAGACCGTCAGGCTGCGAGTAGGAACCACCGAACCACAGACGCGCCTCGTGGAAGCTGACAGCACCGGGATAGCCAGAGACCACGGAGAAGGCGGGCTCGTCCCAGTTGCGGGTCGGGATATTGTTGCCCGTGAACTTCACGTTGGTCCCGCCACCGTCTTCCGACGTGCTGGCATTGCCGCCCGCGACAATCGAGTAGTGATTGTCGTCGATCACGGTGATCGTCCGAGTCCCGTTGATCTGGTTGTTGCTGATACCACCAGTGGTGTTCGCCCCCGAAATCGTGATCGATTGTCCGGTGGTAAGACCGTGCGCCACATGGGTGACGATGATCGTCGAACTGGAATGCTCCGTCTTGAACGGATCAAGATCATAGGTGCCTTCAAGCGTACCTTTAACGGTGCCCGTGGCAGTGGTGCCGTTCGTAACGGCAGTAATCTCAATCTCAACGCCGAACCACCGAATGCGCATTCCGACATGCCCGGCGACGAAGTAGCTGGCGCTAGTCGTCAGAGTCACACTTCCGGTCGTCCCGCTTGCAGAGAGCGTGACCGTATCGGCGGCGTACTTGTAGTAGGGCTGATACACCTTGTTCGAGTTGATGCTCGAATCAAAGGCGAAGTCGGCAATCGTAAACGTGTCCGCTGCGGTACGACGGATGATCTGGGTCTTCATCGTCGGGTAGCAGATGACCATCACGTCAGCAGCCTGAGTGAAGGTTAGCTCGAACAGCATCGCGGTCGTCCACGGAGCCGTGAGCGTCTGGAGCAGGGTGCCCGACGTGCTGAACACCTTCAGCTGAGTGTTGGACAGCGCGAAGATGTATCGCTCGGAAGACGAGAACTCGAATGGGATCAGACGCGAGCGACCCGTCAGGGTATTCAGATGCTCGGTCCCAGGACGGCGAGTGCCGCCTCCCTGATTGAGTAGGGCAATGTTGCGCAGCTTACGAGCCCCGTTCTGATACGCGCCCGTGTCGTGGCGCATATCCATCAGGGGATCGAGTTCACCGGAAGAGAAGTTCGTCTGCGCAAGCTTCACGCCCATGCGTCACCCCCGAATGGTCGTGCGAAGCTGATGATACCTCTGCACATTCAGACGCCGCGTGGTTTGGCTCTGCGAGTCGATGTTGCGAGCAATCGTCATCTGCCGCAGCGCACGCTTCTCCATCAGGTCGGAGAGGTCGGTCTGAGCGGCAACGGAATAGGCGAAGATCGAGGCAAGCTGGTACTCGATGGCCGTGATGAAGCCCGGCGACCAGAGTTCCTCATTCGCACGGAACGTGTAGTCAGCGACCACCACATCTTCCGTCGTGGCATTGCAGTAGATCAAATCCTGATAGCGATCATACGCAATTGGATTGTCGTTGACCGTCACGACATGCAGCATGAGCATATCGGCAGGGGCCTGATATGCAGCATCCCACCGCGAGGTGGGAGCATCCGTCAGTCGAGAAAGTTGCGTCTGGCCGCTTGCGAAACGCCACCTGTAGCGCGTGAGCATATCACGCACCGTATCTTCATAGAGGTTTGCGGCGACCGTGGCTTCAGTCGTCCCATCTTCAAACGACGTGATCGGATTCGCTCCGATCAAAATCAGCGCCCGAGCGCAGATGTCGATGTCCGTGATGGCCACGTTCTATCCTTCCCTAAAGAAAGAGGGCGGGAGAGTCTCGTCACCCTCCCGCCCTCGCACGTCGCCCCTACGGGGAGAGAGCCGCAGGGACGCGGCCAACCAATTAGGTGCCGTTCGTCGTAGTGACGGTCGAAGCAGCCGTCGCCGAGGTGACGACAAGAACGTCGACAGTCGCCGTACCACCCGTGGAACCGACCACAAGGATCGTGTCCCACTGACGGAGATTGGCAGTCACGTCGTTGAAGTAGCCGGAACCGGCAACCGTAGCGACACCGTCAGCCGAGGTGTAGTGCCACACCTGACGAGCACCACCAGCGACCTTAACAAGATCAGCAGCAACAAGAGCCATGGTGGATTACTCCTTGATCTGGACTTCATACACGCCACGGGTGTCGATGAGCACAGAGCCCTGCGACATCATGGCAGTGACGAGGTGAGCAGCCTTTTCCGGAATGTAGTTCACTTCCGTCGTCACGTCCTGACCGGACGCGAGGCCCGTGGACGAAC